TCCTTTTCTTTTATTCTTTCCTTTATTTCTTATAAAAATTAGATATTTAGCAACAACAATAAAACAATACAAAAAAATATAATCTATGATTATTATATTAATATGGATAGTTTCATGAATACCTATTTTGGCCCTCTGGGTGAAGAATATTGCGTCTACTTTTACGCCTTGTCAATCTTTTTTGGAATTGCCTTTGTTTTAACTGTGATTTCAGTTATTACCTACGCATTGACACACTTTAACAAGATTAACATGAGTTTTCTTATCCACACATTCTTCTTGTTACTCAACTCTTTCTTGGCTTACTTAGTCAACAGATTGCTCCACACTATGTGTATGAAGAGCCTCTAAATTCTAGTACAAACGTTGTGGTTAAGAGACAAATCGAAACACTAATAAATTAGTAATTAACATAGTATTAATTTATTCATTTTCTCCTTTATTTTGATTCTTTGTGCGTCCCTGTGTAGTATTAATTGGTTTTAAAAACATATCACGTGTAACTACATCATTAACATAACTGGTCTGCATAGAAAATGGATTTGTACCACGTTGACTAATCATTTCTCTATCAGATATTTTGTTATCAAGAGTTTCACGCTTAGAAACTGCTGTGATATTATCAGAGCCAAAATTATCAATACCAAAATTATCAAAATTGTGATTTGGTAATAAATCATCTGCTAAAGATTGTTCAATAGCATTTACATTAGAATCATATTTTATTGTATTTGTGTCTTCATTTTTATAAATCTTTCTAGCACTTTGATAATATGTTTCTCCATTACTCCATTTCCAATAATTCATTATATAATTAAGATTACTTAAAATAATGAATTATTGAACTATTTACTAAAATTCCAGTTACATTGAGTTTTCATTTTCTGGATTTGAATTTACAACGTGATTTTCCTTTGTAATTTTAAGATTCTTGGTAAAGAAAAATGCGTCTTTGTTAGTTCTTCTTCTTTTTAGATTGCATTCTAAACAGCAAATAACAAGATTGTTTTTATTATGCCCAATATCATTGTTTATTCTATCTAGAGACCATTGTTTCATTTCTCGGACTATTTCATAAAGTAAATATGTTTCACAAGCACAGTAATAGCATTTCATATTAGAATCATTTAATAATGTTATAACATCGGTAAAACTAACAAAATCTTGATTATTTAGTTTCTTTTTCAAAATATCCTGATGTTTATAACCAGATATTTTTGATTTAATATGACTAATTAGCATTTGTGTTTCCTTGTTAGTTTTATCTTTATTAATTTTATTTAGATTGTTAGAGTCATTTATTTTATCATTAATTAAAGATGTGTTTATTTGTCTTAATAATTCAAGTTGTGTTTTAAATGCCAAGTCATCATTGTTAAGACCCCAAGTACTAGTTTCCACACGCATTTTTTTCTCCTTCTCCTTTTTTTGAATATTTTTTATATTTTCATTTGAATTTGTTAGTATTATCATTTTTTTTGTCTCTTCTTCTTCTTCTTCTTCTTTTTTAAAATTATTACCATGAGAATTTACTATAAATATATGTTTTGTATCATTAAATGACATTATAGTTATTAATAATAATAAATACAAAAAAATATGTAATATACTGAAAACAATATGAAATCAATATAAATAGTAATTAGAATATAAATGTTTAAAAAAAGTGAGTTAAACTCATCTTGACATATTAATATATAAAACTAGAATGAACATAACTATTGAAGAAGATACTGAGCTAAATACTAGTGAACAAAAACCAGTTTATAAATCTATATTAGTTGGTACAACTTGGATTGAAACAAAAACAACTAGCAATAATTTATCTAGTTTGGATAAATTTCTAGAAAATGAAAAAAATAATAATTCAAATGAACCATGGTCTAAACTGGATAAAACTGCCAAAACCAAGAAATTACTTGCCTTTGCTGATAAATACCGGTCTGAACAAAGTTTGACAGAAACCGAATACAACAAATTAGTAACATTTTTTAAGGACTGTTTGGATAAGAAGAAATTACAAAGAGTTAAAGATGTCATGTATGATAAGGAGACTGGTGAAATCAAAGAGGTACCGGCACTCCATTTCAATAAGCCGACAATTCATTTTACATTAAAAAATATTGATAAACGTATATCTACTATAAAAAGCTTAGCACCAAAGAAGAAGGGCACTGCTAAGAATATTGTTGGAAATGATTCTGAATCAGATACAGAATAAGTAAAACTTTATAAAATTGAACTTTATAAACAATATATATAAAATTCAATTATATAAATTAATAAAAGTATAAAAACAAACTAATAATATTATTTAAAGAAAACAAATGAATTACTTAATATTTACAAACGCACTAGAAGAGCTTGATAATATTATTGACAAAATTACAGCAGATGAAGATGTCAAGTTCTTTAATGAAGAAGATGCTTTGGACTTATATAACACATGCTTGTATTTAATGGAAGAATTTATTAAAAAAAATCCAAAACTAATTACAGACCCAGATTTTGAAGACATATTTGAAGACAATATTGAAGAGCTAATGTTTGCGCAATTTGAAGATGACATATTCTTCAATAGTGACGCGGAAGACGAATTGGATGATATTATATTAGAAGCAACAAATGATTTCTTCAACGATTTTATGCCTATTCGCTCTTATGAAGATGCGCGCATTTTGGTTAAACCCGATTACGACTATATTGGAGAGCAATTGACAGTCTTAAGAGGCAAACCGCAGCCAGCACAACGTACACCCGAATGGTATCATTTTCGGCATAATTTAATTACGGCAAGTAACGCACATAAAGCATTTGATAGTCAGGCAACGAAAAACCAATTAATTTATGAAAAATGTCAGCCTTTAAACAATTCTATTTCTAATTCATCATTAGATAGTGATTTAGTAGAGGAAGTAAAAATGGTCAATATAAATTCACCGCTCCATTGGGGACAAAAATATGAGCCACTATCAGTAAAGATTTATGAGCACACATATAAAACAGGAGTAGAAGACTTTGGATGTATTCAAGATGAAGATTATGCGTTTCTGGGGGCATCACCGGATGGCATAAATACAGACATTGAATCACCGCGTTATGGACGTATGTTGGAAATTAAAAATATTGTGAATAGAGAAATAGATGGCATTCCCAAGAAGGAGTATTGGATACAGATGCAGCTACAAATGAAGGTCTGTGACCTAGATGAGTGTGACTTTTTAGAGACGCGATTTACAGAATACGCAGACCAAGAAGCATATAATTTAGATATAAACCCTAATGAAATATATGAAAATTATGATGGTAAACGGTTTGTAAATGCGTGTTTATCTAATGATTTAAAACATAAGGGAATCATAATATATTTTCATACCAAAGAAGGTAAACCATACTATTTATATAAACCACTAGATATGATAGAGCCAAGTCTTATACTGAAATGGGAAGAAGATATGCTGGATTTTTATCAATCAGATAAATATAATTACACATATATAAAGTTTATTTATTGGAAGTTGGACGAAATAAGTTGTGTCTTGGTTCCACGAAATAGGCAGTGGTTTGAAGATAATATATGGGAATTAGAAGAACTTTGGAATACGGTATTGGTGGAACGGGTTTCAGGATTTGAGCACAGGGCGCCAAATCGTAAAACTAAGAAGGATTTAACAAAATATAATGCGTTTGAAATATTACAACAATCGCAGCCAAAATGTCTGCTTAAATTTAACAGCATTGTTAAAATAGATATTTAACTCTAATACAAAATATTCTCATTATCTGGTATAGAAAATGGTAATAAATTAGGTTCTGAGCGATAATAATTTACACGAGCACCAGGTCCTTCCTCTGCTGGAGGTAATGGCTCCACAATATTAGACTTATTTTTTTTATTGTTATACAATGCTCCACACATATCTGCTCGGATACAAGTACCATTATCAGGATTATTAACATAACGTAAATTATTAGTTATTTGTTTATATGAACTTTTTGAAAATTCTGGATAGTCTCGCCAAATATCTTTATAGTTTTTATTAGAGACTTCTGTTCGTCCACTTAAAGGAAAACTATCTAACAAAGGCTTATCTACTGAAATCGGATAGACACCTGGTGTTTCTAAATCCTGCTTGTTAGTTGAAAATCCTTCAATCTTCATCATTGGTCCTAAAAATAGACCTAATGCTAATATTACAAATAAAAAAGCGAATGTCTGTATTGTTGTCATTTATATATAATAATAAATTAATATTTATTTCATACAATAAAAACTTAAAACGATAGTTATATTTATAAAATATAACTATGGATAAAACAAAAACTCAATCTGGAACAGCTGATATGCGCGTTACTAAACGTGATGGTAATTTGGAAGAAGTCGCATTTGATAAGATTTTATCTAGAGTAAAAAAGCTAGGACAAGAAGTTGGCATCCAAATTAACTACCAGCAATTAGTAATTAAAATTATAGACCAACTATTTGACACAATTTCCACTACAAAAATAGATGAATTATTGGCGGAACAATGCGCATCTATGTCCACATTGAACCCTGATTATGGAACACTTGCGTCCCGAATTGTCGTATCAAATCATCAGAAAAATACTCATCCATATTATTCAAATGTTGTAAATATTCTTTACAATTTTAAGGACGTTCACGGTAAAAAAATGCCATTATTGTCAGATAATTTATTTGAATTTACGAGTAATTATATTCAAGAAATCGAAAATATGATAAATTATGAACGTGACTATTTAATTGACTATTTTGGGTTTAAAACGCTTGAAAAAACTTATCTAATTAGAGTTGGAACAACAATCATAGAAAGACCGCAGCATATGTGGATGCGTGTTGCGATTGGTATTCATTGTAATATAAAAACAGAAACCCCAGAAGAGACACTTAGACTTGTAAAGGAAACATATGACTTAATGTCTTTGAAATTTTTTACACATGCTACTCCTACACTCTTTAATGCCGGAACTCCAAGAGCACAATTATCTAGTTGTTATTTAATTGCTATGGAAGAAGATAGTTTAGATGGTATTTATAATACTTTACATGATTGTGCTCAAATATCAAAATATGCTGGAGGAATTGGATTACATATTCATAATGTAAGAGCAAAGGGCACACATATACAAGGAACAAATGGAACATCAAATGGTCTTGTTCCCATGTTAAGAGTGTTTAATAATACTGCTAGGTACATTGACCAGGGTGGTGGAAAAAGAAATGGGTCGTTTGCTATTTATTTAGAGCCTTGGCATGCAGATATTTCTGATTTTTTAGAACTAAAAAAGAATCATGGCGACGAAGAGTTGAAGGCACGAGACCTATTTTATGCTCTTTGGATACCCGATTTATTTATGGAGCGTGTCAAAGAAAACGGTAAATGGTCACTATTATGTCCTCATGAGTGCCCTGGTTTAAGTGAAGTTTATGGAGATGATTTTAAACAATTATATAAAAAATATGAAACTGATGGGCGAGTTAGAAAAACAGTTTTAGCACGTGACTTATGGTTTCAAATTTTGGACGCACAAATGGAAACTGGAACACCTTATTTGCTGTATAAAGATGCTGCTAATAAAAAATCAAATCAGAAAAATCTGGGGACCATTAAGAGTTCCAATTTATGTTCTGAAATTATTCAGTACTCAGATGATAAGGAGACAGCAGTTTGTAATTTGGCGTCAATTGCGCTCCCTGCGTTTGTCAACGAATCAACCAAGCAGTTCGATTTTAGTAAATTATTAGAAGTGACAAAGGTAATAACTAACAATCTGAATAGAGTAATTGATATTAATTTTTATCCGACTGAAAAGACAAGAGTAAGCAATTTTAAACATAGACCAATTGGAATTGGTGTCCAGGGGTTAGCTGATGCGTTTATTCTAATGGACATTGCGTTTCATTCAGATGAAGCAAAACAATTAAATAAAGAAATTTTTGAAACAATTCATTATGGAGCTTTAACAAAAAGTAATGAACTCGCAATTGAACGTAAGACAAATCCAGAAACAAGACATTTTACAGAGGATGAACTAACAAATTTGCCAACCGAATTGAAAGGCTCATATAGTTCCTTTGTCGGCTCACCGGCATCGCAAGGGGTCCTCCAATTTGATATGTGGCACAACTTTACGGGACATTCATCTTCTCTAGGATATGACTGGACCGCCTTAAAGACCAGTATAACAAATCATGGTCTCAGAAATTCACTTCTTGTCTCACCAATGCCAACCGCATCAACCTCACAAATTTTAGGATATAATGAGTGTTTTGAACCAATTACTAGTAATATTTATAGTCGGAGAACAATGGCCGGTGAATTTGTGCTACCAAATAAGTATTTAATGAAAGATTTGATAAAAATGGGACTGTGGAATGAAGAAATTAAAAACAATATTATTGCGAATAAGGGTTCTGTTCAACAACTTACTATTTTACCACAGCATATTCGTAATAAATATAAGATAGTATGGGAAATACCAATGAAACATATTATTGATATGGCAGCAGATAGAGGAGTATATATATGTCAGAGCCAAAGTATGAATTTGTGGATGGAAGACCCAGTATATAATAAATTGACATCTATGCATTTTTATGCGTGGGAAAAAGGTCTAAAGACAGGAATTTATTATTTAAGACGAAAGGCTAAACATCAGGCTCAGCAATTTACAATTGAACCAGAAATAAAAAAGGCAGAGAATGTTCAAGATGAAGAAATTTGTGAGATGTGTTCATCTTAAATTATAGACTTTGATTAGACTCTAATTTAGACTTAGACACAGATTTTGATTTGGACGCAGATTTTGATTTGGACGCAGATTTTGATTTGGACGCAGATTTTGATTTGGACGCAGACTTTGATTTGGACGCAGATTTTGATTTGGACGCAGATTTTGATTTGGACGCACTTTTGTCTTCAAATATATTCATAAACCCTTGTTCTACAATTCCAGTTTGTTGATTTAAATATTGTTTTGTTAGTTCGCAAGTATTTTCATTTTGCGGAGATACCTTTAAAATATATTCTCTGATTCTTTCATTTGTATTACAAACATCAAAAGCTTGACTGCCTGGAAAGGACATGCCATATACGCGCAAACATATTACAGCATCAATAATTGCGTCATGCATATATTCTCCTTCCGGTATATATCCAAAATAATGTTTATAAGCCTCTATTAGCTTAGTTTGCTTAATTTTATAAACATATTTTGGAATTTTGGTTTTTGGGTCTATATATTCCATTCCAACTTTTAAATTACATATTGGAGTAGTAATTTCCTGCGTACATTCAAAATTTTCATCTTTCATCATTTCTAAAATGTGTAGCATATTATGCTCTTTCGAAATACGTAAAAGTTCAGCCACTATCATTCGCCTATCAAAGTCTACATTATGCCCAACAATTATATCTGCTTTTTCAACATCCTGCATAAATTCATTTAATGTATCGTAAATATATGCTTTGCTAAATGAACTCATTTCTTTTATTTTATCTTCAGTTATGTGATGAATTTCTTTACTTTCATCAGATATCTTTACAGAAGCCGGAATATCAATATATTTATTATATATTTTAGTATTCTCTGGGTTATCAGTGTCATATAAAATATAAGCCAATTGGATAATACTAGGATAATTTTCAATTTCCTTTTCCCACAAACTTATATCTTTAAGTAAACTGCGTTCGTGTTCTCGCTGTTTATTAAAGGCAGAATGCTTTTTTTTTGGCAGTGCCGTAGTTTCTGAATCAAATACCATAATTTTTGTCATTTGTTAGTTGTTAATATAATAAAATAGAAAAAATATTTATTATATTTCAATTTTACTTTATTGTATGTGGCAATAAATCTCTTAAACATTTTTACATTTTATGAAAACATTTTACAAATTCCAAATGACCTTCGATGCCATTTTGTAATACCATATTGTTTAATACCATCCATATGACGTTTTGACCCATAACCTTTGTTAGAATCAATACCATATTTTTCAACTAGTTCAGGGTTTTGTATACAAAGTTCTTCAATATATTTGTCTCGTTCTACTTTTGCCAGAATAGAAGCTGCTGCTATTGACGTATATTTATTATCTCCGCCTTCTATTGTCTCATATTTAGCATTTTCTATACGATTGTTATTTTTATTAAAAATAGTTAAAGGTTTAAAGTAATTACCATCAATTAGCAAAAACAGGTTATTCGTATCTAGTCCTTTTAACTGTCTCATAACAGACCGAATAGCCTTATGCATTGCTGATTGGGTTGCTTGTAATATATTTATTTCATCTATTACACGTTCGTCTTCATATTCAACTGCCCATGCCACAGCATGTTGTTTAATATATTCAGCAACTTCTTGAATTTTTTTAGAATTTTTTGAAGTAAATTTTTTACTATCTTTCATTTTAAAATGGTCAAAGCTATCATCTTTAGGTAAAACAACAGCGCCACTATAAACTCTACCAAACATAGGTCCTCTTCCAACTTCATCTGCTCCTATTTCAATTATATTTGCGTCTAGATTATAGAACTTCTTTAATAAACACTCGTTTATTACTTCAACAGTGTCTTTTTCATGATTCTTTATTTCTGTCTTAACATTTGACGCACGTTTAGTATATTTTCTAGTTGTTTTTATTACAGGTACTTCTTCTTTATCAGAATCTTCAATAATTGTAGCACTAATCGAGTCAGACATTTTTACAGTATTTATAATATAAACAAATATTAATTATACAGATTCAATTTTAAAATTACAATAATTTAAAATTTAATATAATACTTTTGACTTAACTTTTTTCACAATATAAATTATACAATGAATAAAGAAATATTGATGCTTTTTATAATTCTACTATTAGCCCTAGTTTTATGTTCTTTTTTAGGCGGTAGTAATTGTTCCGGCAAAGAAGGATTTACTAGTCAAAATATTAATGGTACATATAAAGGCCCTAATGGTGTAAAGGCTGTAGTTACAGACACTTCAATTATATTTTCAAATAATGGCAATATTACTACATTAACAAAGAGTAGCTCATCAGGTAAAACATATACTAGTTCAAATGGATACAAAGCTACTTTTGACTCTAATGGTAAATTAATAATTACTGACAGCCAAGGTAATGAAATAACTATAAATAATTCATCATCTTCATCTTCATCTAATAATTC